TAAAAACACATTTAGAGGGAGAGATAGCTTATCACAGAGCTAATATAAGAGTTTATATGAGAAATTCTGCTGGTATTGGAGAACATAATGATATTGTTGCTTCAATCAAAGAAGAATTATCTAAACTTGCAGAAGCAGAAGATATGTTAAACGCCCTCAAAAAACATTTTAAATAATATGAGTTTAGACCAATTTTATACAAAACCAGAAGTAGCCGAGATATGCTGTAATCTTATAGACTTTTCAAAGTATAATAAGATTTTAGAGCCGTCTGCTGGAACTGGTGTATTTCTTGAGTTATTACCAAAGGATAAAAGAGTGGGTATTGACTTAGAGCCAAAACACCCTGAGATTGCTGAACAAGATTTTTTTCTTTATAAAGGAACTGAAGACCTTGTAATTGGTAATCCGCCTTTTGGCAGAGTAAGTTCTCTTGCTATAAGATTTTTTAATCATGCAGCAACCTTTGCTGATACTATAGCATTTATCATACCGAGAACATTTAGACGAGTATCTGTTCAAAATAAACTTAACTTACATTTTCATTTAGTAGAGGACATAGAGATTCCAACGGGGTCGTTTATACCTGAAACTATGAAAGCAAAGTGCTGTTTTCAGATATGGGAAAAGAGAGAACAACCCAGAGAAAAAGTTATACTACCCATGACTCATGAAGATTTTGAAGTAGTATCGTATATAACTGTAGATGGTAAAGTAGCAGCACCGCCAAATGTTGATTTCGCCGTTAGAGCTTATGGAGGCAATATAGGACAAGTAAGTCTTGATATAGAAGAACTTGCTCCTAAGAGTTGGCATTTCATTAGAAGTCCTAAAGCAGAGGATATTATAGATAACTTCGAGAAGTTAGACTACTACCCTTTAGCTTCTTGGACAGCGAGACAAGATAGCATAGGCAAAGCAGATTTAATTTACCTTTACAATCAGAAATTTAAATAGGAAGTAAAAAATAGTTCTTGACAATTGGTTATAATTTTATTATAATATATTTATAAACAAAAAACAAGCAAATATGAGTGACAGATTTTACCAACAAATGCGAGACACCACTGGTTGGGCTCCAGGTATGCCTGAATTCATGCGCAATAACAAAAAATATAGGAGAAGAAGAATGGCTTGGACAGATGAATCTAAAGAGCAGGCAATTGAAATGTATCAGGACGCAGAGCCGACACCTGAGACTTCAATGGAGATAGTAAAGGACATCGCTGAAGAATTAGGAGAAAGCCCTAACGGTGTTAGAATGATATTAACAAAAGCAGGAGTATATGTAAGAAAAACTCCAGCAGCTAAGTCAAGTGGCGGTAGCACTGGCGGAGGTAGAGTTTCAGTAGCAGACGCTCAAGATAAACTTACTTCTGTTCTTGGTGATGCAGGTCAAGAAGTTGATGCAGCAATCATTTCTAAACTAACTGGTAAAGCAGCAGTTTACTTTGCAAACGTAATCGAATCATTAAATAAGTAGTGTAATTTAGTGTGTTGAGGCAGTCATCGTGATTGCCTCAATTTTTTGCATCTTGAATAAGTGACCAAAAATTTAACAATTCAAAAGAGTTTTTGTTAGATTAAATTGGAGGACACATGAAAAAACAAGATTTTGAGAGGAAACTCGATGATGCTGGGGATGCAATTATCACTTACAGGAGTCAAAACTCTCGCAAACTAAAGTACAATGTATGTACGAGAGACTTTAGCACTCAATATATAAAAAATAAAAAGAATAGAGCAAAGGAAGGACAACATACTTCCTTATTATTTTGTTGGGATACGGACTCATATAGAATCCTTGTGCCTGAAAATGTAACGAGCATTGTGCCTCTTAACCGAGTAATACGCAATGATTGATTTAGACGCACCAGCAATTTACGAAAAAATAATACAAGAAACTGACCACGAACAGGTTAGATTAGTAATTAGTACTTTTCGTGATGTCGAGTATCTATCCCTAAGAAAATACTACTTAGATTTTGATGAAGAGTGGAAGCCTTCCAATCAAGGCATATCAATGCCTATAGATATGGAAAATACACGGAATCTTTTTCAAGGGTTAGTAGAAATTCTTTCGTTAGCAGAATCCAAAGCAATTTTGGAAGAACAATTTAAAGATTTACTGGATAATATATACCTACCCTAAAATAGTTCTTGACAAGTCCTTAAAAATTGTGTATAATATATGTATGATTATAAAAGGACACATGACATATGACCAACACGGTCGCAAACGTAAAAGCAAGTTTACCAAAGCTGTGCGCAGTCCCGCGCAACAGTGGAAAACTTATGCCCCCGAACCTACAATTCGTAGGGAAACTAAAGAATATCCTTCCGCTCCTTTGAGTGAGTATACACCTGCGCGTGATACTTCTTACAAGCAAAAAGCAAGTGAGAAATATACCGTGTCGATTGCATACAACAAAGGTGCGTATCAGGTTATACCAAAAGAAGAAGTAAAACACATAGGAAAATAATGGAAGAACTAAAGAGATTTTTAATCAAAGCAAAAGACGAATACTATAAAGGTAATCCAATTATACCTGACGAAGTGTATGATAGATTAGAAGAACAAGTAGGAGTATTAAATGTTGGAAGTTCTGAAGGTGTAAGAATACCTCATATGTTTCCTATGTATTCTCTACAGAAAATTTATGAAGGGGAGAAAGACCCACACAAAGTATATAAACAGTGGGCAGAAGTAACACCTAAATTGGATGGTGCAGCAGTAAGTTTACTCTATGTAGATGGATGTTTGAATATGGCACTCACAAGAGGAGATGGTAAGAAGGGACTCGATATTACTGATAAAGTAAGACACTTAGTGCCAAATACTATATTCAGTACACAAGCGAAGCAAATAACAGGAGAGATTGTAGCCCCAAAAGAAATACCTAATGCAAGAAACTATGCAGCGGGTGCGCTTAATCTCAAAGACATAGACGAAGTTAGAGAAAGAGACTTAACATTTGTAGCTTATGGCGTTCAACCTTCTATTTGCCCTACTTGGAAAGAAGATATGGAAATGCTACAACAGATGGCATTTGATACTGCTATCTGTAAGTTTTTAGACAAGTTTCCACAAGATGGAGAAGTATGGAGAGTCAATGACAATAAAGCGTTCGAAGACTTGGGATATACTTCGCACCATCCAAGAGGTGCTTTCGCTCTCAAAGAAAAGAAAGAAGGCGTAGTTACAAAACTACTTGATGTTAAATGGCAAGTAGGAAAATCAGGTGCAGTTTCTCCAGTAGCAATACTAGAACCCTGTATAATAGGAGAAGCAACAGTTTCAAGAGCAACCTTACACAATATGGCAATTATAGAGTCATTAGATTTAGAAATTGGATGTATGGTTGAAGTAATAAGAGCAGGGGAGATTATTCCCCAAATAGTAGCGAGAGTAGACTAATGAAAGAATACGAAGTATATTCAGAATACATGGAAGGAACACGAGTCGGACAAGTAGTTCGACATCTTCAAAACAGATATTGGGGAGTGTACCTACAAGACAAAGCAACTGGTAAAGGAGGCTTTCTTATGTGGCATCCTACCAAAAGTGAACGTTGGTGCGAAGATATCGCCGAGAACTTTTGTTTAAAAATGCTTAATCAGGATGGAACACCAGCGTAAATTATTAATATCTGTCTGGACTACAGGCAAGAAAACAATATATGTATATGAAAATAAGAAAGAAACTAATGAAAAGAGCAAATAAACTTCCTAGCACTCCTTGCGGAGAATGCAAGTTTTATGAACCTATACATGAGATTTCAAAAAATCTAAGCGAAGGATGGTGTAGAGTTCATCCCTCTGGCGCAAACTTAGTTCTTTCTGAGGAGACTTGTGATAAATGGGAACCAAAATGAAATATACAAAAGAAGAAATACAAAACAGTAAAAGAATATATAAAAGTGCAACTCCTAAACAGGATTTGTCTTGGTACATCAAATGGACAGCAAGTGTCTTTTTAATTGGCGCTTTTGCTGTTCGCTCTACACAATCCTTCCCTTTTATTGACCTGTGTCTATCCTTGATAGGTGTAGCAGGTTGGCTTTGGGTAGGATTGCTATGGAAAGATAGAGCATTAATTATATTAAACGGAATTGCAGTCTTTATTCTATTGACTGGACTTATAAATCATTTTTCAACATGAACTTAAAAGAAAAAATACAAGCAAGATTAGACCAACTGGAAATGCTTATGTATGAAAACTATCATCTGAAAAATCCCGATGAAGTTTATAATCAAACATTACACATTAGTAAGTTTTGGTCTATTCTATCCGAAGAAGATAGAGATTTTGTTCAAGCCGCCCAAGATTCAATCACAGAAGGTTGGGAGTGGATTAAGTGAGTGGTGGGGTATATAACAAAACTTATTTTGAAAATCGACCTGAAGAACAGTTAGAAGAAGGAGTTCTTTACGGCGTTATTCTTGTCAACCAAAAGACATTCGTAAGGGAATGTATTAAGGTTGGAATAGCAAAGGGAAAAGATTGGAGACACGTTATCAAAAGAAGTCGTGGTTTTAAAGGATATGATTTGCGTATTCAACGAACTTACCACGATACAATTTATAACTGCTGGAAAATTGAGCAGGAACTGCACGAGGAGTTTAAAGACGACCGTCATTATCCAGCTGAAAAATTCGGTGGGCATACAGAGTGTTTCAAAATTGATTCTAAAATTTTATCCCACTTCCCGAAAAATAATTCTTGACAAACGCTCTCTCGTCTGATATAATATACTTATATTTTGGGAGAAAGACAATATGACAGAGATAGTACCGCCAACAAGTTGCCCAACATGCTCAAGTGTGTTAGAACTTGTAAACGACCAACTATTTTGTCGTAATAGACTTTGTCCCGCTCAATCTGCAAAGCGTATTGAACACTTTGCAAAGACATTAAAAATCAAAGGACTTGGCCCTTCAACTATTGAAAAGCTAGGTCTTGAAGATTATCATGATATTTATTCTCTCACCCAAGAGGAGATATCATTCTTACTGGATTCAGAAAAACTGGGAACCAAACTCTTTCAAGAAATAGAAAAATCGAAGAGTAGTGACCTAACAGTTTTATTACCAGCATTTTCGATACCGCTGATAGGCTCAAGTGCCACTCAAAAGTTAGCGAAACACATCTCATTTATACATGAGATAACCCCAGAGATTTGTGTAGCGGCAGGTCTGGGTCCTAAAGCGGCGTCGAACCTTGTAGATTGGTTAGTAAACACTTTCCACTTTGAAAAATACTACGAGCTACCCTTTTCTTTTGCTTGTGATAGCAAGGCGAAAGTCAGTCACGAGAACACTAAGGGAACAGTTTGTATCTCAGGTAAGTTAGTTAGCTATCCTACCAAAGCAGCCGCCAAGCAAGTATTAGAAGAAAACGGCTACGCAGTAAAGGATAACTTAACAAAGGATGTAACAATCCTTGTTAACGAAAGTGGTATAGCAAGTGCTAAAACTAAGAAAGCAGAAACAATGGGTATAACAATTATTAATAACATAAAAGACATTTTAGAGGAAAATTAAAAATGGCATTACCAAAATGGACAGACGAAAGAACTTCAGAGTTAACTTCTTTCGTGGGCAACGAGAGCCCTATATCTCAAGCTACTGTTGCTTCAGCAGCAGAGCAGTTAGAAACATCTACAAGATCAGTTTCTAGCAAACTAAGAAAGATGGGTTATGACGTAGAACTAGCTTCTGCTTCAGCTTCCAAGTCTTTCTCAGACGACCAAGAAGCTACTTTGTCAGCTTTTGTAACTGATAACATTGGTTCTTACACATATGCAGAAATTGCATCACACTTTGAAGGCGGAGCTTTTTCAGCTAAGTCAATTCAAGGTAAAATTCTTTCTATGGAATTAACTGAGCATGTAAAACCTGCTCCTAAAGTAGAAACAGTTAGAACTTATACTCCTGAAGAAGAAGGAACATTTGTTGAAATGGTAAACGGCGGTAGCTTCGTAGAAGAAATTGCTGATGCATTAGGCAAATCTGTTAATTCAATCAGAGGTAAAGCTCTATCTTTATTAAGAAGTGGGGAAATCAATGCGATTCCTAAGCAGAAAGAAACTAAAGGTTCAAGCAAAGCTGACGTTTTAGCTGACATCGATATCTCAGGCATGACTGTCGAAGAAATCGCTGATTCAATTGGCAAAACAGTTAGAGGAGTTAAAACAATGTTGACAAGAAGAGGTCTTCAGTGTTCTGACTACAACGGCGCTGCTAAAAAAGAAATAGGTTAATATTTCGTACTATTTTAGTTAGGTAGGGGCGTTCTGTCCCTACCATTTTTTATCTTATACTTGGGAGAGTTAGTTTGAATATTGCGAGTGCTTTGTTAAAGCAGATTATAGTACAGAATGATTTAGATACTTGGTCTAATCTCAAGGAACATTACCTACCTGGTGATTTCCAACCGATATTCAAAATCCTTGATAAACATATCGAACAATATCAAGACCTTCCACAATTCGAAGACCTACGTTACGAAGTCCGTGACAGAAAACTACAAGAAAAAATATTCGCTATCGAGTCTGTAGATGTCGAGGTCGACGCTTGGCTTTTACTTGACTATTTAAAGAATGAGTATGCACAAGTAGAAATTCTAGACCAACTAGATAAGTATATAGATAATACAGTAGCAATGGCTACAGCTGAAGAAAACATAGAACAATTACAGGAAATAGTTTTAAAGGTAAGTGAGCAGGTAGATGTCAAACCACCTGCAGAGAGTATGGAAAGAATCTCTTTGTTTGAAGATGACAAAGAACTATCGAAGTATTTACCTTTAGGACTCAATTCTGAATATGATTCGGAAATTCAGTTCTCTCCCAAAGATTTGGTGCTTGTGGGGGGCAGACGTGGTTCAGGTAAATCAGTTACCTGTTGTAATATTGCAGCTAACGTATATGAAAGTGGTCGTTCTGCTATTTATTTCACCATTGAGATGGATAGTCGTTCTATACTACAAAGAATATGCTCTGTTGCAACTCGTGTTCCACTTAAAAGATTGCGTAGCAAAATGCTATCATCAGATGAGTGGAGTTTAGTTGCTGGCTGGTGGGCTGGTCGTTTTGAAGGTGGTAATGATTTATTATCAGAGTTCGAGCAAACTCGTGACTTTGATGCATTTCATAATAAACTAACGAAACTTCAGCTACACAAAGATAAGCAAATAGATGTAATCTATGACCCTGCACTAACTCTCTCCAAGATACAGTCAGAACTTGACAAGAAAGTCAATCAACTTGATGTAGGAGTTGTAATAGTTGACTATCTAAACCAAGTGAAGCGCCACAATGCACCAAGTCGATCTGGTCAATACGATTGGACAGAACAAATAGAAG